GTTAGACTTTTTCCTACAAAATCAGGATCTTACGTCTGTACTTTATGTGATCCTCAAATAGAGGAAGACTGGCGCGCAAGCAAGCGTCAGAGAAAAGAAAATCAAACCTCTATGTTCTGATGAACGAGCAGCAGTTGATGGAGATGCAGGGCGCTATTGATGCGCTTATGCAAATACGAAAACGAAGGGCTATTGACTCAGCAACAATAGCGCTTAACGCAGCTATGGAGCGCAAGCAGGCCCCCGTTGTTGGCTACAACAACCCTACTGCTCTATCTATGCTTATGGATAAGCGGGAGATCTTCAACATGATGATGGAATCCCCGCAAGCCCGCGTTGCATCTGGAGCCAAACAGCTCCAGCACGTTAATCAGTACGGTCACTCTCAATCCAAAAACGTTTTGTACAGACGATAATGGAAGAAGAAGAAGCAGGACAAATCGTACCAGAAGACGCTGGAACAGGCGTTAATTTTAATGCCATAATGCAAAGAATGGCGCGGGAAAGCATTGCTGGCGTTGGCCCCAGCATTAGCATAGACGTTGAGGTTCTTAGGGCAACCGCTGCTACCCTAGCCCAAAAGGCAATGGCAATGATAGCGGACGAAAACTCAAAAGGCCGTACGGTTGGAGACGTAAACTCTATTGCTACTTTATTTGCCAGAAGACTATACAGCTCTGTAGCAGAAAATGACATGTATGTTCCAGAGCCAGAAAAAGTACGCGCAAGACCCTTGGAATCTCTTTCTTCTGAAGCTCTTCCAAAGTATGAAAACAAAGGGATTCCATTTGGAGAAACAAAACAAAAATTTGTAGCTAATTTGACACAAGCTAAAGTACCTCAGCGAATTGCTGAAGCTTTTGCAAACGCTGGGATTACCGATAGAGATGAGATTGTTCAACTTCTTGGCACTTTTGAGCAAGAAAGTTCAATGGGCTCAAGAATGTTTGAAAATAATAAAGCTGGAGCAAGTGGCTGGGATAGCAAAACCCTTCAAAAATACAACAATGCACCGGGCCTTGGTTTTGGCCAGATTACTGGAAGAGACAACTGGATTATGACAGCAGAAAAACTTGTTCAAAAAGGAGTTTTTCCAGAAAGTTTTGATCCAGAAAAAGTAATTGAAAATAATTCAGAAGAAAGAAAGGTTTTTATTAAAAGATTGTCGGACCCAAAAGACCCCGCCGCCGCTATTGCAGCTGTTGGTTTTTATACTGGGTGGACATGGGGTTCCAGAAACAGTCCTCAAAAAAGTTACATTTCTTCAAGAAATGCTGGAGAGGATTTTGTATCAAGGGCCAACTCTGTTGCAGATTTTTGGAATCCAAAAGAAGACACTGGGACAAGGCAAAAAAGAATCGCTAGGCACAGGCAATGGAATAAAAAGCTTGAAGAAGCTGGAATTTAAAAATGGGAAAAGTAATCTCCTCTAATAAGATTGGAACGCCCACGCAAAGCGAAACAAAAGCGACCAACCGCCGCCCCCGCTGGTGACGAATCAAGAAGTATTTGATGGTTGCGTAAAGGATATGCTCTTTATGGGAAGGGCTTGCCTTCCTATGCTCTTTAATGAAAAGAGTCCCGCTATGCACAGGGAGATAGCGGATCACTTGATGGACAAGGAGCATGATCTTCTAAACATTATTGCTCCTCGCGGTCATGCAAAGACTACGCTAAGCGCTCAGCTTTATCCTTTGTGGCACATTTTCTGCGAGGATTTGCATAACGGTAAGCTTCCCAAGTCCAAGTTTGTTCTTCTTACTTCAAAGAGTAGGCAGTCTGCTGTTAACACGCTGACTACGATTAAGAACATACTTGAGCATAACAAACACTTCCAAACAATCTTTGGCTATCACGGAAGTCAAAACGCTCAAACGTGGCGAGAGGATATAATCCACCTTGGCAACGGCAGCGTTATCATGTGCAAGGGCTGGGAGCAGCAGATTCGCGGGCTCAACATTGATGGTATGCGCCCATCTCTAATTGTCGGAGACGATATTGAGAGCGAGGAAAACACCAAGACGAGGGACGCAGTTGATAAAACCTTTAGGAGATTTGTTCAGGCTATTATGCCAGCGCTCGGAAAAGGCGGGCGAGTTGTTAATGTCGGTACGCCTCTGGTGCAGAATAGCTTGGTATTTACTCTTGGCGAAATGCAAGAGTGGACAACGTTGCACTATAAGGCCATCTATACAGAAGATGGAGTCCAAAAGGCGCTCTGGCCAGAGATCTGGCCCCTCGACAAGCTCCTAACTAGGAAGAANTCCCTTGAGGAAATAGGNCGNATTAGCTCGTTTTACCGCGAGTTTATGTGCGAGGTCATTGGAGACGAAGACCAGCTTTTCAANCANAGCTACCTAAACTACTGGGAGGGTGAACTTAAAATAGATGAGAATAAAAAAAGCTATCTGGTCGTCGATGGACGAAATGTTCCTGTCAATGTATTTATGGGAGTTGACCCGGCGTCCACTCTCTCAAGGCGGAGTGACTACACGTGTATATTTATCATTGCGATGGACGCAGAACGGAGAGTCTATTGCATTGACTACATGCGGAAGCGATTGAAGCCTATTGATGTTGCCAACAAGATCATAGACTACTTCAGAAAGTATCGCCCAATTAAAAGCCAGATTGAAACCGTAGGCTATCAGTCAATGATTTCTGATTACATACGCAGAGATAGAGGTATGTATATTCCTGGCCTTGATATAAAAAATAATCCGCGACAAGGAAAAACAGAGAGACTAGAAGGCTTGCAACCAATGTTTGCGCGTGGTAATGTATATCTTCGTAAAAACCACAAAGAAACTAATAACATGGAAAGTTTTCAAGATGAACTTCTTATCTTTCCACGCGGGAAGCATGACGATACAATAGATGCTTTCTTTTATGCAGTTAAAGGCGCATTTCCCCCTTATCACGACGTAATTTTGTCTGATACGAAAAACAATCGTAAATTGCAAAATAAACGTACTTATGATTGGATGATAGAATGATTGGCGACCACTTTAATCCTAACACTCACGAATACGAAAACTTAGAGCAACCTACGGTAGATAGCAGTACCGACCGTGACGTTGAGCTAACGGAAGAGTTGTATCAGCACTATTCTGATGCACAGTATGAGTGGAGTACGCGTGGCCGAGAGTCAAAGGACTTTGTTCACAATGTTCAGTTTAGCAAAGAGCAGATTGACATTCTGAACGAAAGGGGGCAGGCTGCGACCCCAATCAACGTGTTGTGGCCAGCAATGGAGCAGGCGGTATCAATGCTTACCGCTAATACGCCATCATTTCAAGCAACTGCTGAAGAAGACTCTGACGTTAAAACAGCAAACGCTATTAGCGATTTGGTAAGCCATGATTGGTACAAGTCGCATGGAAACGAGCAGCTTAAGATTGCTCTTTATGATTACTATCAAACTGGGCGAGGCGTAATCCAAACCTACGTTGACCCAGATGCTGATTTTGGTAAGGGTGCTGTTAGGTTTAGGGCTATTGATTCTCTTATGGTCTACCCAGACCCTAATAGCCGCGACCGCCTATGGCGTGACGCTAGTCACATCCTAATCAAGAACTTAATGACTGCGGAGCAGATCCTTGCGATCTGGCCAGACGCAGCAGCGGTGTTGCCAGCAGCAGACACCATCCATGATAATTATGATGAGTTTACCTCTTCTCTTAAAGGTGACGGCGGTTTTGCTCGTGGCCGTGTGTACGATAATCATCACAGCCGCTATCAAATTCTTGAGCGTTACACGAAAGTTAGAATCGAATATCAGCACATTGCTGAGCGCCCAACTGGAGTTGAGCAAGTGTACCTGCCAGAAGAATTTGAGCAATACCTTGAAAACCCAGCAGTCATTGTCGCAATGCCTGATGGAAGCCAGCAATTCTTTATCGGAGACATGGTACAGTCGGCTCTCCAACTCATTGAGCAAGCAGAGCCAACAGAAGACGATCAGATCTATACCATCCAAATTGATGAACAAGGCAACTTTGCCACCATCAAGCTCACCAACAATGCAGAGCTAATTGAGCTTGGTCAAATTGTTCGCCGTCGTGTTTTGCTTGATCGCATCATGCACGTTATCACGATTGGCAATCAGCTTTACTGGAAAGGCTATCTCCCGATTAGCAACTACCCGCTCACGCCTATTCATGGACGCTGGGACCACGATCCCTACCCCATGAGTGACGTTGAGTTTGTGCGACCCATTCAAGAGTCCATCAACAAGATCCATAGTCAGATCATTGCCAACCTCGCAAACAGCACCAACGTTAAGGTGTTTGTCCCGCGCGGCTCTGTTGACATGGAAAACATTGAGATGGACTTCGCCAAGAGCGGGGCAGCCGTTATTGAGTTTGATGCAGAGATGGGAGTGCCGCAGGTAATCTCGCCTCTTGCTCCTCCAGCAGCACTTTTTAGTTACGCCTCTGAGCTTCGTATGCAAATTGAGCGCGAGCTTGGCGTTTTCTCTGTACAGCAGGGAGATCCTACTGGCGCTCCAAATACCTATCGCGGTACGCTTGCTATTGACGAGTATGGTCAGCGCCGCATTAAATCTAAAATAGATGACATTGAGTCTGCCCTCTCTCAAGTAGCCCGCGTTGCTCTTGAGTTTATGCAGTACGTCTACCGAGAAGAGCGCGTGGTTAGACTCCTCCAGCCAAACAACCGCATAAAAGAAACGGTTGTCAACTTTTGGTCTTACGACGATAGGACTGGAGAAGCAATTCGCATCAACGACCTAAGTGTTGGGTCTTACGATGTACGTATGCTTGGCGGCTCTACGCTGCCATCTAACCGCTGGGCTTTGCTTGAGTATTACATGCAGATGTACCAGATGGGCATTATTGACCAGTCTGAGGTTCTGAAGAAAACAGACATTGTTGATGCTGAAGGAGTAATGGAGCGCATGTCTCTTATCTCCCAGCTACAGCAACAAGTTCAGATGCTGGCTGAAGAAAACAAACAACTTAAAGGCGATCTGCAAACTGCAGACCGCGAAGCTATCAGCGCTCGTCAACGAGTTAGCGTTGCGAAGGCAGATGCTGATATGCACAAAATTGTGTCTGACGCGCAAGCGGCAGCACAGATCTACAAAGCTCAGGCAAGAATGGATTCTAAACAGAATTAAAAATCTTGATCTAAGTTTTTTGTATTGCTATATTAAAAACCAAACATAAAACATAATGGCAGAAACAATCGAAACTGAAGCCGCTTTTGAAGAGGCTATGGAAGTTGAGCACAGCGATCCGTTCGCAGATCTTTTTCCAGAGCTAACTAACGAAGCGTTTTCCGCTCCGACCGAAGAGGTTCCGCAGCAACAAGAGCAGCAAGCTCCAGAGCAGC